TTATCCCACAAATCCGTGTCATCAAAATCTTTGTTTTCTAGTTTTACCAAAGATCTAGATAACTCAGTTTTTAATATCATCACTGAAATCCACGTTTTGGGGGTTTAAAATTAGTTAATAATTCTTGTCTGAATGAATCTGGTGTTTTTTGTTGTGGTGCAAAATTTACATTTTCATTCATTTTGTTGTAGTTTTCTGACAAAGGAGATGGCACATTTTTGTACTTATTTCGTAATTCTTTTATAGTTTCTTCTAAAGATTTTTGATTTTTCATTCCAAAATTTCCTTTCAATTATTTATCAATTTCATAAATATTTTTATGGCAATAACCACCCGGCAAGATTTCATAGATTACTGCTTTCGCTATTTGGGTGCACCAGTAATACAAGTAAACATAGATGTCCAACAGGCTGAAGACCGTTTGGACGAAGCTCTTGAATACATGTACGAAAGGCATTTTGATTTCAATCAAGGCGCATTATTTTTGTATCAAATAACCCAGCAAGATATAGATAGAAAATATTTTGATACTACAACTTTAGGCAATGCGGTTGGTGCGCAAGATAAGTATGATCCCACCACTGGTGTAACTGGTGCTTGGCCAGCAGCAACCGACATTAGAACTATTTCTAAGGTTTATAGATCTTCTGATGTTTCTGGAGATTATATGTTTGATCTCCGTTATCAACTTACTTTGTTTGATTTCTTTGGTTTGTATTTCAATCAAGGTGGAATGCAAACCGGTCCCATGGCTAGTTACATGGAATCCATGAGTTATTTAAAACTCGTCAATGACGTATTTAATTACCCGGCGTCATTTACATACACAAGAACAACCGATAGACTTTTCCTAGATCAAGATGTTCAAAATATAATTCCTGGAAGTTATTTACTAGTTGAGGCATACGTTCAAATTGATCCAAATCAATATTCAAAAGTTTGGGACGACCGTGTGTTTAAAAAATATTATGTCGCTCTTTTAAAGAAACAGTGGGCTCAAAATTTGATAAAATTTGCCGGGGTTCCATTGCCGGGTGGAGCACAACTCAACGCTGCTGCTCTTATGAATGAGGCATTATCTGAATTAAATCAAATAGAACAATCTTTGTTGAAGACTCAAGAACTTCCACCAGACCCACTAATAGGATAAAATGGCAACCAATCCTTATTTTTCAAATTACCAAGGCGAACAGAATCTCGTTGAGGGAATTACCATTGAGATAATTCAAACTACGGGTTTGGATTGTGTTTATGTTCCGAGAGAATACCTATCAATCGATAGAGTTTTTGGTGAAGATCCGGGATCTTCATTCACAAACTCTTACACGGTAGAGATGTATCTTCAATCATATAAAGGATTTGATGGAACTGATTTGATTTCACAGTTTGGCCTTGAAATAAAAGATAAGGTTATGTTGATTGTTGCAAGAAAAAGATTCAAGGAAGAAGTAACAAACAAAAAACCTTCAATAACAAGACCGCGAGAGGGTGACCTAATATATTTTCCTCTGGCAAAAGCATTATTTGAAATAAACTTTGTAGAACATGAAAATCCATTTTATCCGCTAGGAAAATTGTATTCTTATGCAATAACTGCTGAACTGTTCACCTACAGCTACGAAAAGATCAATACACAGAACAGCGCAATCAATTCTGTTTATACATCAACAAGGGGTCTTTCTGGCTCTACTGTAATACCTCTAAACAATATCTTGGGAACAACTGCGGGAATAAACGATGTATTGAAAACGGAATCTGCTGGATATACGTTTGACCCAAATAACCCATTTGCGGCTTGCGATTAATAAGGAATAAAAAATGTTTGAGTATTTTTACAATAAAAGTTTAAGAAAGCTTGTAGTGGGATTTGGTTCTCTGTTTAACAATATTGTTGTACAGCATTCAAATCCAGATAATATAAATTCACCAATACCAATAAGAGTTCCAATTACTTACGCACCACAAGAAAAATTTATAAGAAGATTATTGGAGCCGTCTTCGATAACTGATGGCACTAGAATTGAAACACAGCTACCAAAATTAAGTTATATAATAACTAGCATAAACCCAGACAACAGTAGAAGAAGAAATAAATTTTCACCAGTAACATCTTACACATCGGTAAATGGTGAATGCACTTCTACGCCCAATGAACAAATTTTAGAACAAGTTCCCGTAAATGTTCAATTTTCTCTGTTTATTTACACAAGACACATAGATGACACTCTTCAAATTTTTGAGCAAATTATACCATATTTCAACCCAGACCATATAATTACCATGGCATTGAATGATGTTCAGGGTGATGTAAAAATACCCATAACTATGGTTGGAAATAATTTAAGTGAAAGATTTGATGGTGATTTTAGTAATAGAAGAATAAATATTTCATCAATAACTTTTGTTGCCAAATCATATATTTACGGAAAAGAAAGATCTTCTATTAACAATATTAATCCAGATTTGATCGATATTAATCTTGATTTGGACTTTTAATGAATATCAATAAAAATTTAGCTAACTTTTTTAATGTGCCTGCACAAAGTGAAACTAGTAAACCTATTGCTGGTGGCACTTTTGATTCAGCAAGTTTTCAAAAAGATTACCAATATGTTCAACAAAATCTTAAAGATCTTGTCAACAATGGAAATGTTGCTCTTGAAAGTGCATTAAAAGTTGCAACAGAATCTGATAGCCCAAGAGCATTTGAAGTTGTTGCTATTTTGTTAAAGACTATGGCCGATCTTAATAATAACGTTTTAGACGTTCATAAAAAAGCCAAAGATGTTACTGGAAGTAAAGTAGAAGTAAAACAAACAAACAATTCAGTTTTTGTTGGGTCTACAAAGGATTTGCAAAATCTCTTAAATAAAGAGCGAAGCACAGAAAAAGAAGTTGTGGATGTTGAGGTTGTGAAAAATGAACGAAAAGAATAATACTGGTTATAGAAATAATTCAAAATTAAAACCACCTGGCGTAGAACTTCAATATACGGAAGAACAATTAAAAGAATACGTCAAGTGTGCTAACGATCCTGTATATTTTTGTAGTAAATACGTAAAAGTAAAAACCCTAGACAAAGGCGTGATGCCTTTTCAACTATACGATTATCAACAAAAATTTGTAAATGCTATCCATGCAAATAGATTTGTAATTTCAAAATGGCCGAGACAATCTGGTAAATCTACATCGGTAATTGGGTATATCACTCACTATGTTACTTTTAATCAATCTGTTAGCTGCGCAATTCTCGCAAACAAATTAAAAACGGCTAAAGATGAATTATTTGCAAAATTACAACTTGCATATGAAAATTTACCACATTTTTTACAACAAGGTGTAATTGAATGGAATAAAACTTCATTTAAACTAGAAAACGGTTCAAGAGTTATATGTGACGCAACTTCATCCAGCGCAATTCGTGGTGGATCTCTCAACTTGCTTCTTCTTGACGAATACGCCTTCTTGCCGTCTCACGTGGCCGAGGAGTTCTATTCATCCACATACCCAACTATATCCGCTGGTACCACAACCAAGCTTATAATCGTTTCTACGCCCAATGGAATGAACCACTTTCACAAACTGTGGGTGGACGCAAACAGACCCGATGGACATAAATTAAAAAATAAATTTATACCAGTAGAAGTAAACTGGAGAGAAGTTCCAATAACACCCGGTGGCCCAAGAAGAGACGATGCTTGGAAAGCAGAACAAATAGCAAATACCAGTGAAGAACAATTTCAACAAGAATATGGATGCAGTTTTCTTGGCTCTTCAAACACATTAATTTCTTCTACAAAATTAAACGTGCTCGCTCCAGAAGAATTTTTAAGTGAAGATTCGGAAGGTCTTAGAATTTTTGAGGAACCTAAAAAAGATAACATCTACTTCTTAATGGCAGACGTGTCCCGTGGACAGGGTTCGGACTATTCTGCATTTACGGTTGTGAGTGGAAATGAATCGCCGTATAAAGTTGTTGCAACTTATAGAAACAATACAGTGAGCCCCTTTAATTTTCCAAATGTTATTAAAAAAGTCGGTGAACGATATAATAATGCCTACGTTTTAGTAGAAACAAATGATATAGGTGGTCAAATTTCAAATATTTTGTATAATGATTTAAATTATGAAAATCTTTTGATGACAAGAATAATGGGAAGAAAGGGACAGGTGTTATCACAAGGATTTGCTCAAGGAAAGAGTGAAATGGGTCTCCGCACAACAGCTCAAACAAAAAAATTGGGTTGTGCGATCTTAAAAAGATTGATTGAAGAAGATAAACTTTTAATAAATGATGAAAGAATTGTACAAGAATTGATGACATTTGTGTCAAAATCTAATACTTTTAAAGCTGATGATGGGCACCACGATGATTTGGTTATGACTTTGGTGTTTTTTGCGTGGCTGTGTAGGCAAGAATATTATGCAGATTTAATTGAATCTGCAAAAATGAATTATGAAGAAGCAAAAAAACCTGAAGACAACAATATTCTTTTTATGTTAAATCCCGAAGAAGGGGAAAACGGTGAATTTAAAGCTAATGGCGTTGTTTGGTATCCTGCTTAAAAATTATAAATAATTTTAAGGTAAAAAAATGGCAAACCCAACGCTAAATTCTTTTTTAAATCCTAACTACTATAATCAAAGTTCAAATGCTAATCCTCTCCTTTATTATGGATTTTTGGCTGGGTCTACTTATGCCCGCCCAACTTTTAATGGAGTTTCTGGTGCGGCCAGCAACGATCCGGGTGGACTATTTGGCTGGTTAATTTATTCAAGAACAGATTTTAGAACAGAAAATTTTTTAAATACAATAGGTGCTACAACAGATTCTTATATTGTATATACTGATCCAAATGATTTAGTATTTGATTTAAATCAGTTATCTGGCGTTACGGCTTGTTTGCTTACAACTTCAAATACCCAAGGTGGAACCTTTGGTTTTTTCTCATCAGATAGATCTCAGATAACCGGAAAAACAAATGGAAATGATTTTCTATCAGCATTATATTCACTTGCATATGGCGGTGGAATTGTAATTACTGGAAGTACAACAGGATTTATAAATTATGAAACTGCCAATGAAAATTATCTAGACCTTTTGATGTGTAAGGGAACAACAGCAGAAGCCAGATATCTTGAAAATGCAGTTTCTACAATAGGAATTTTCCCATCAGTCAATGATGGTGCGGGGCAAACAGCATTAAATTTTGATGCACTTTTCACATCAGCGGCTTTAGTTAGTGGTGGCACCGTAGCAGATAGAATTGTTTCTGTCAGTGGAAAAAATTACAAATTTAAAATTCCAACGTCAAGTTTAGATATTAATACAACTTTTACACAAACTGCAAACTTGGTACCCGATGTAGTCGGGGCATTTACTAATGCAAAATTAAAAAATAGTATTTACTACACGGTTGCGGGGCTGGACACTTCGCCAGTATTAAATGGTGTAGTGCAAACACCTATATTGTGGACAGATACCGGAACAAAAAATATATTTAAGAAAAATAGAGTAAATTTTTATACACAATTAAATAAAACTTATTTTATGGGATTAGACCTTGTCGGTGCTACTGCTGGAACAGATTCGTCTTACACATCAAATGAAAGAATCGGTCCATCTAAATTAAGAGTAGATATTGAAACAAATGTTAGAAACATTGTATTAAAATATGTGTTTTTGCCAAATAATGCTACAACAAGAGCTTCAATAACATCAGAAGTTTCATTTTATCTGCAGTCATTGGGTGCATTTTTGGATCCAGCATTTACACAAATTACTTGTAACGGTCAAAATAATCAAGACAACAGTTCAACTCTTGTTATTGATATAACCGTTAAACCACTAATAGCATCTGAAGAATTTAGAATTTCTGTTGTTACAGAATCAAGCACATAATATGGCAGTATCAATAAATTCAATTCAAGCTTTTAAAGAAAACTTTGGAGGAGGCTCCAGAGCTAATAGATTTGAAATCGTGAATGAATCGTCTATGTGGCCGACAGGAATTTCAGTAAACTCTAAAGAATATTATAAATTTTATTCGTCATCGTTGCCAAGACCAGAAGTTGGAACGGTTTACGTTGGTTATAGAGGTAGAACTTTATCTTTGGCGGGAGACAGAAGCTACACTGTTTGGAATATAAGCATTTATGATGACAACAATACTACAGATAATCTTTGGCAAGCATTTCATAAATGGAAAGAAAAATTAGACGGCCACATTAATCACCAAGTTGATAAAGCGGGGTCTGCTGGTGGCAATTATGCCTCTTACAGACATTTACAAACAAATTGGACAATAAAACAATTAAACATAAATGGTGATAAGGATATAAGAACAATTAAATTAATAAATTGTTGGCCAAGTCAAATTGGTGGCATTAACTTAGATATGAGTTCCCCAAATCAAGGAAATTTTAGCGTTACTATGACTTTTGATTGGTTTGAAATATTGTAATGGAGAAATACTATGCCATCAATTTTTGATTTCAAACAAGCTTTTAACGGGGGAACCAGAGAAAATAGATATATTATTTCTGGAAAATTTCCATCGGATATAGGAAACAATATAAGCCATTTTCACGTAACCGCTACTCAAATTCCAACAGTTTCTACATTAGTAATGGAATACAATTATTTTGGAAGAAAAGCATATTATCCAGGAGAAAAACAATACGGTTCTTGGTCTATAAGAATCATAGACGATGTTGATGACGGTACTGGAAGCAATAGAGATATGTGGAAAAAATTTAGCGATTGGCAAAATTTAATTAATTCCCATACAACAAATATATCTTCTCCACAAAATTCTTATAAAACAAATGACTGGAAAGTTCAACAATTAGATTTAAATGGTGAAACACCAATTAAAGAATTTGGTTTGATTGGTTGTTGGCCAAAAACAATAGAACCGATTGTTTTTAACATGGCTAATCCAAATACTTTAAATCAATTTGCCGTTGTTTTGATATACGATCAGATCACTCTAAGCTCTGGAAAGACATCAATAACCAAAATAACCCCAATAAACCAAACCTAATTATATTAGAGGTAATAATGGAAATTGAAGCTTTTGGTTTTGAATTTGGTAAAAAGCAGCAAACAAAGGCAGAGAAACAAGAACAGGCTCTGCAAAAATTTACTGCTCCTGAAGTTTTTGACGGTACTGTAACTGTCGAAGCTGGTGGCTATTTTAGTTCAGCCATTGATTACACCGGAACTCTTAAAGACGAATCTAGTTCTGTTATTCAATACAGAAATATGTCTGTTTATCCGGAAGTTGATAATGCAATAGAAGAAATTGTAAATGCTTCTATAGTAAAGGGAACGGATGGAAGACCTGTAAAACTTGATTTAAAAGATCTTCCAATACCAGAATCCATCAAAGTAAAAATTTACAAAGAATTTGAAAAAATAGTTCAGCTTTTAGATTTTAATCATAAAGCATATGAAATTTTTAGACGATGGTATATTGATTCTAAAATTTTCTATAATATCGTCATAGACAAAGACAGTCCGCAGGAAGGTATAAAAGATATCGTTCCTATAGATCCGCTTAAAATTAAAAAAATAAGAAAAGTTAAAAAAGAACAAGAAAGAACAAAGACCGGTGCTGTTTCTGTAATTAAAGAGATAGAGGAATATTATCTTTATACTGATTCTGACAAAGAATCATTCATGCTGACTGGTCCAGGTGGCCTTCATCTGTCTTTGGACAGCATAGTATATGTTCCTTCTGGTATTGTTGATCTGAATTCAAAAAGAGTTCTCGGTTATCTACACAAGGCCGTAAGACCTTTAAACATGTTAAGACAACTAGAAGACGCTCTTCTAGTTTATCGTGTAGCCCGTGCACCAGAACGTAGAGTATTCTATATTGACGTTGGTCAGCTGCCAAAACAAAAAGCAGAGCAGTATATGAGAGATATGATGAGTAGATTCAGAAATCGAATCATCTACAATCAAAATACTGGTGAAATTCGTGATGAAAGAAACCATCTTTCAGTTCTCGAAGATTATTGGTTGCCAAGAAGAGAAGGTTCACAAGGAACTCAAATTACAACTCTTCCCGGTGGTAATGCGATGTCTCAAATTGAAGACGTTGATTACTTTAAAAAGAAACTTTACAATTCATTAAACGTACCTCTGAGCCGTCTTGTTGCCGAACAAACAGGATTCAACATGGGGCGCTCGGTTGAAATCACAAGAGAAGAAGTAAAGTTTTATAAATTTGTAGAACGTCTTCGCCACAATTTTTCAAAGTTATTTTTGGATTTCCTTCGTGTTCAATTGCTTCTTCGTGGTGTTATTACCGAAGAAGATTGGTCAGTCTTAAAGCAAGAGATTAAGTTTGTTTATAATACTGACAATTATTTCTGGGATCTAAAAGAAGCAGAAATATTGGCAGAAAGAATTAAGATGCTTTCAATTGTAGAAC